GACTCCACCTTTAATCCCTGGTGGGGATGCACGAAGATCGACGCTTGCTGCACCAATTGCTACGCCGAGACGCTGGCGACCCGATGGGGATATCCCTGGGGACCGAAGGCGCCGCGCCGCCTCTTTGGCCCCAAGCACTGGGAAGAGCCGTTGCTCTGGAATGCGAAGGCCGAGAGGGAAGGCAAGGCCATGCGGGTGTTCTGCGGCTCCATGTGCGACTGGGCCGAGGATCGCCGCGACCTGGACGACGAGCGGGTGAAGCTGTGGAGACTCATCGAGGCAACGCCGGCACTGACGTGGCTGCTGCTCACCAAGCGCGCAGAGAACATCCGGGCAATGTTGCCGTCGATCCAGATTGGAGCCTGCGAGTCTTTGTTGCCTAGGTTCGACAACGTGTGGGTGGGCGTGACTGTTGGCATGAGAGCGAATATCGAGCGCATCGACGAGCTACGCGAGGTACCAGCCACCGTGCGCTTTCTCTCGGTCGAGCCGCTGATCGAAGATCTGGGGACGCTCGACCTACGAGGAATCCAGTGGGTGATAGTGGGCGGGGAGAGCGGCCCCAATGCCCGCCCATTCCACATCGAGTGGGCGCGCTCCATCCGTGACCAGTGCAAGGCGGCGGGCGTGAAGTGTTTCGTGAAACAGATGGGAGCCAACTGCATCGACGAAAACGATCGCGGATTCCCGGCGTCGACATGGCCAGGTGCCAGAGGCGTCAACGGAATCACCTGCACCCCCCTGGACGCGCATCGAATGAGAATCCATCTTCGCGACCGCGCTGGTGCCGACCCATCCGAATGGCCCGACGACCTGCGTGTGCAGGAGTTTCCGCCCACATCCTTGACGACGTTCGCGGAAAAGCGTACCACCCAGATCTAGGCGGTACTTGCGCAAGACCCTGAACGTCAAGCGGTTATCGGCGACGGCCATGCACTCTCTGATGGGGCGTTGGCTGTTCGATCCCGTGACGATCACGAGCGGCGCTGTTGCCGAGTACCCCAAGAACGTCGAGCGGCCCAAAACACGCGCCGATTGCGTGGATGGCCCAAGGCCCTGCCCATTCGTGAGCTGCCAGCATCACTTGTATCTCGACGTGAACCCAACGAGCGGCGCCATCAAGGTGAACTTCCCTCGCCTCGACGTATGGGAGATGGATGAGACATGCGCGCTCGACGTGGCGGACAAGCACGCAGGTGGAGCGCCATTGCCTGTGGTAGCGGCAGCGATGGGGCTGTCCTACGACAGAACATTCCAAGTGGTCGACGAGGCCAAGCAGCACGCGAGAGCGGAGGCAAACGCGATTGGCGATGACGATGGCGTGGCCTGGGCGCGAGAGCAGCAGCGTGCGGAGCGCGAGCAGAGTGATGCCTCGGCGCGCATCACAAAGAAGCAAGGGCGACGCAGCAAATGAGGGCATGAGCAATGCAGCACCTACACGTGGGGGGGGGTACCTCCTTTGGGCACATTTGGACGACGCGGCGCTTTAGAGCCCCGCCCTTTCACTACACAATGCGTTTTCTAGGGGTTGTCATGGGGTTGTTATGGGCCTAGGTTCCGACGCTGGCATAGGTGGACTAACGCGCGCGCGTGGTGGCTCCCAGGAGCCAATCGCAACGGGGTTGCGACCATGAACGCCCCGGACTTCGCCAAGCACCTGGGGGTTTCGGCCGCCGCCGTCACCAAGGCCCTGCGCTCAGGACAGCTCGATAGCGTCGTCAAGTGGGAGGTGCACGGCAAACGCCGGACAGCAACCTTCACTTCCCTGCAACGCGCCGTTGAGCTGTGGATGTCCAGACCAGGGGCACGAGCGCCGGCGCTGGAGCGCAGGGCCAGCAAGACGCCACGGCCAGAGCCTACCCCTGACCAAGTGGAGGTGATCCCATACGCTGGCGAGCCCTCGTCCGAACTGGCTGGCGAGCGTCTCCGGTTCGAGCGGTTCAGGGCGAAGAACGAGCAGCTGCAGTACGAGAGGGATTCGGGAAGTCTTATCTCGGTCGAGCGAGCGAAGGAGATCTACGGCCGCCACCTTTCGGAAATCAGGAACGGCATCATGGCCATGGGCAAGCACATGCGCAGCCGCTTCCCAGAGCTAACCATGGAGCATGTGATGGGGATCGAGGAACTGGGTAGGGAGGTTCTCGAAGGACACGAGGTATCATGAAGAACACGTGCAAGGCATCCGCACACCCGAGCATAGGCACGTGACCATCGCAGAGGACGGCTTCAACCTCGACCTGTTGGCCGTCCGTCGTCCGCCACCGATCCTGTCCCTCTCCGAGTGGGCCACCGAGCACGCGCGCTTGTCCCCCGAGTCGAGCGCGGACGTGGGCCGCTACCGGCCCTACCCGTACCAGGTTGAGATTCTCGACGCCATCGGCGACCCTCGGATCGAGCGAGTGACGATTCTCAAGAGTGCACGTATCGGGTTCACGAAAATGATCGACTTCGGCGTCGCGTGGTACGTGGCGCAGGACCCGTGCCCTGTGATGATCGTACAGCCAACCATCGGAGACGCCGAGGGTTTCTCGAAGGAAGAGATCGAGCCGATGATCCGCGACATGCCGATCCTGTCGGGGCTGATCTCCCCCTCGTCGAAGAGGGACGGCGGAAATACCATCCTCAGAAAGAAGTTTCCCGGCGGCCTTCTGCACATGGTGGGCGCCGATAGCCCGCGGGGTTTCCGCCGCACGTCGATCCGCGCGCTGTTCATGGACGAGGTCGACGGTTGGGCGCTGTCGGCCGGCGAGGAAGGGGACCAGATCCGCCTGGCCACAAAGCGCACCGAGACATTTTGGAACCGGAAGATCGTCGCGGGCAGCACGCCCACGCTGGAATCCACGAGCCGAATCAAGCGCCTGTTCGAGCAGGGGGACCAGCGGCTCTACTTCGTGCCGTGCCCGGCCTGCGACAAGGCGCAGGTCTTGAAGTGGAAGCAGTTTCACTGGACCGACGGCGACCCATCGACGGTGCACTACGAGTGCGAGCACTGCGGGGCTGCCATCTCCCACGACAAGAAGCGGTGGATGGTCGAGGAGGCAGCTCGCCGCCAGCGCGATGGCGTACCAGGATTCGGGTGGGTCGCGCAGAACCCAGAGGTCAAGGGCCACGCGAGCTTTCACTTGTGGACGGCGTACAGCTACGCGGCCAATGCGACCTGGGAACACCTCGCGGCCGAGTGGGAGGCCTGCGCGCCCAACAGCGAGGAGCGGAAAACCTTCATCAACACGACCTTGGGCGAGACGTACCACGGCGACGGCGACAAGCCCGACTGGAAGAAGCTCTACGACCGCCGCGAGCAGTACAAGGCGGACGTGGTCCCCGCCGGCGGGCACATCCTGTTTGCGGGCGTGGACGTCCAGCGCAACCGCCTCGAGGTCGAGATCGTGGCCTACGGGCCGCGCATGGAATCGTGGTCGGTCGGTTACCGGGTCTTCGGTGGCGACACCAGCCAGCTCGAAGGCACGGATAGCCCGTGGCAACGTCTGGGCGACATGCTGTCCGAGGAGTGGGAGCACGAGCTCGGTGGCAAGCTTTCGATCCGGATCATGGCGGTGGATTCGGGTGATCAGACGTCCATGGTTTATCAGTGGTGTGCGAGGTGGCCGGGTCAGCGGGTGATGGCCATAAAGGGCCGCGAGGAGGGCTTCTCGCAAATCGTGGGCACACCGACGCAGATCGGAGTCACCAAGGCAGGCAAGAAGCTCCACTTGAGCCTCAACCTGTGGCCGGTGGGTGTCTCGAAGATCAAGACGGAGATCTATTCCTGGCTCAAACAAGAGAGGCCCACCGAGGAGAGCGGAACAGAACTCCCCTGGGGCTGGTGCCATTTCCCCGAATATGGAGAGGAATTTTTTAGACAGATCACCGCCGAGGAATTGGTGCCCGTGATGCACCGCGGATTCCGCAAGTACCAGTGGGAGAACACGCGAAAGAACGGGCGGAATGAGGCGCTTGACTGTCGCGTCTACGCGAGAGCGGCCAGCTATGTGCTCCTGCTTGACAAATGGTCAGCCGAGAACTGGCAGCAGGTCGCGAAAGACGCCGGGATCGGCACGCGGTCGCAGGCCGCGAAGTCGTCCGTGGACGCGCCGCTCGTAGTGCAGCCGAAGAAGCAAAGACGGTCGGATGACCCTTGGATCTAGCCCGTAGCTGCATCCGCCGGGAAGTTGGACCCCGCACCTAGCTCCGGGTGAGCCTCGATGTACCGTTCTCGGGCAAGAGCGGCTTCGAGTTCGTC